TTCTTGCCCTTTTCTTTTAGCCAATCTTCAGGTATTATTCTATCATAATATCTAAAGTCATGTTTGAAACACCACTGTGCGTATGTAGATTTCGCACCTTTACTTAGCTTACTTCGACTGTTTGTAAATACAAATCTAATATCTAGTTTAGGATGTTGCTTCCTTATGCACAGATGTTTCTTTCTGTCTGCTGTTAAGAACCTTCCTTTTGTTTCTATTATTATACCATTGTTTAATATAAAGTCAGGGGTATAGGTGCGATAAGTTAAGTCTTCCCACTCTATCTTAATGGATTCATAGCTATACTTGTGCTTATGTTCCTTTAAGTATAGGGAGATGGCATGTTCTAAGCCACTCCTATACCCATACTTTATAGCTTCTCTACGAACACTATGAGGTGGCATTTAATTCAACATAAGAAACTATCTTAGGGAACTGTGCCTTAGACATTACTGAAGGAAGTTCCTTTAGGTTCTCCCAACATGAACGTTTGTAATCACAGAAGTTACAACTCACTCCTAGTATCTTATTGCCTGTAAGTTTTCCTCTAAAGGTTTCGTCTATAGGCTCAAAACAACGTGCAAACTTGTTATGCTTTACAGTCTCCACTGTTGCTTTTATCTTACTCATCTCATAATCTTCATCAGCATTTGCCGCTGACACATATTTAAATGCACCATTAGCTTTGTTGACTACCCACCAACCACCAATCTTTTTCTTGGCAGCTTTTGCATAGCCAACTAGCTGACTAACATAACCAAATGGGTCTCCCTCGCTTAGTGTTTCAAAGTTAATAAACTTATTGTCATATGACCAACCTGAAGCAGACTTAACATCGTCAACTGCACCGTCAATAACTAAGTCATAAGTTCCTGATATCTTAGTGTCACCTACTTGTAGTGATACATTCTCAGGCTCTTCATACTTAACTCCTGCACTCTTTAACAAACCCTTGAACACTGCTTCTACAATATCTCCTAACATCATGTTCATCATAAAGTTAGTAGGCTTATTAGAAGCTAACTCAGATTTGTTTTTCTCAAACCACAGTTGGCAAGTTGGTCTGCCTAAGTTAGACATACGCAACCTGAAGTCACCACGAGGATGACCCCCACCGAACTGCTTTCTAAGTGCATCCATTACATCCTTGCCTACCTGTTCAATTACTTCTTCTGACATAGTAGACTTACCATTGACAGCATCAGACATGTACTGATGTACTGCTAGTTCAGCAGGGTGATTCATTAGGCTACCTCTTCTGCATCAATGTCTACGAAGTCATCTACTGTAGACATATCCTCATCTTCCATTCTCTTGTTTGCATTTTCACTCCAAGCATTTAATATATACTCATTGTAATTCTGCACCCATGCTACGAAATCAGCGAATAGCTTTTGGTCTGAATCGTCTAGTGTTAATACATTAGTAACATCAAGAGATGTAACAGGTAAGTAAAAGCTATTACCATTAGGTAACTTTTTTTCCTCTGTATTAGCTGTAACTAGATGATGTACAGGTAGTCTCTTCATCTTAGCTAGTTGAGTAAAGATATCACCTACAGTCTTGAAGGCATCTCTATTCTCTACTTCCCATATGAAGGGTAGACTAGCTACTTCAACAGGCTCTCCTGTATTATCAGTTGGTTCAACAAGTTCTATTGTACCAAACACAACACGTACCCTTTTAATCTGCCTGATTAAATCCTGCATCTTTTCAGGTAGTGCCTTGAAGTCCTTAATCCAACCTGATGGTTTGCCACAGTTGAACCCACCATCATTATCCTTCAAGTCTATGTTGAGATTATCTCCCATGATAGTCTTGATGTAACGATTAGCCTTGTCTCCTGTACCCATGATAAATCTCTTATACATAAACCTCTGCATAAAAGGTCTTATCTTAGCTGACTTAGCAAAGTAAGTTGCTCCGTCAGGTATCTCAAGTTTATAAGTACCACCCTCGACTACCTCGACCTTGACTAACTTACCCTTGACTTCTTCTTCCCCCATAATGCCTGTGTGATTAATCCTTAATCTAGCTAGGGTACTTGCTTTTTTCTTATCAGAAGAACTTTCTCCTGACATACCCATGACTTTTGCCATTGCATTATAGTTGTCTGCATCTATAGTTACTACTTCATTATTCATATTATTACCTTTCTTTATACTAAAGTTTTATTGTTATATCATATAACGTCTTTGGTGTCAAGCCAATTATTACCTATTTTTGCTTCTAATAATAATGGTACATTAAACGTTATACCAAATCGACTTTCAATTAAACCGTTCATCTGATGATTAACCTGTGTAATAATATATAACACCTGCTTCTCCTCTTCAGGGTGAACGTCAATCACGATAGAATCATGCACACTATTAACGACACAACTCTGCATAGTCTCTAGCATCTTATCTATCCTTACTAGGATGAGTGGCACAATATCAGCAGTAGCAAATGACTGAACAGGATAGTTCTTTATCTGCGTAAAGTGTGTGACACTACCATTTCTCCTTCTCTTAACATCAGGAAAAGAAAACTCTCTACCTGATGGTGTCTTTATCATGCCTGTATTCACAGCTTCTTTAGCCAATCTGCCATGCCATGACTTGATTCCTTGGTACTTTTCTGTGAAGTGTGTGTAGTACTCAGCTTCTGCTTTTGTTCTACCAAATCCTGTTGCTCCATAGAGGGGTGCAAACGTGTGTGCTTTCGCATCTTGGCGAGAAGTCGGTTGACCTGCATCTGTAATAACTTGAGATGTATACGAGTGTACATCGAACCCTGTAGAAACTTCTTCAATAGCTACCTCATCCTGTGATAGGTAAGCAGACACCCTAAACTCTAACTGTGCGAAGTCAGCTTCAAGTATCTTGCCACCCTTCCAACGTGAAACAAACACCCTCTTAACAGGAAACGTACCACCTCTAGGCATGTTCTGCATGTTAGGGTCTCGCCCACTAAACCTTCCTGTAGATGTCATGTGTTGTGTAAGTCTCACATGTAATTTACCATCAGGTTTTAGATACATATTAATACCATCAACGAATGATGATAAGTAAGTCTCAACTGCACTAAGTCTACGTACATTAAATAAGAATGTCTCTGCATCCTTCATGCCACGTTGCCTAGCAACACCCTCTAGTATCTCTAGTTGTGTCTTGCTCGTTGAGAATCCATTAGCACTTACCCACTTAGGGTTGGGTGCATTGAACTTTAGTCCTGCCACACTGTCCACAATATCAGTAAAAGTATAACCACCCCCATTACAATTCTTACATTTGGTGGGGTTAGTATAAGGTGCTCCATTCTTCTTTACCTTTCTAATCTCTCCCCATCCTTTACACTCTATACATATAGAAGCATATTGTTTGAAGAGGATTTTAGAATGTTGTTTGGTTCGTTTACGAAACTCTGTGTCACTCATGTATGGCTCAAAGTTATTTGCCCACATAGCTTTATCGTGTGGCTTTCTACTATAGATAACCCATGATAACTGTTCAGGACTATTAAGATTGATACGTATGTCACCCATCAACTTACTGACCTGACCATTCAATGACACTCGTAGGTCATTTCTCTCTTGCTCAAACTCCTTTCTAACCTTTTCTAAGGCATCAACATCAACTGTAAATCCACGTTGATATATCTTAGCTAGTGTAGTGGCAACTTGATTAGTTAAGATGACAGTCTCATGTAATCCACCATACTCTTTTGTAAGTAGCTTCTTATATATCTCGTCACTCAACTCTTGAGTTGCATGTAAATCAGCAGACAGATACTCTGATAGTTCTTCAGGTGGTATCTCATCTACTCCAAAGCCTTTCTTAAAGTATTCCTTTAGAGTATCCTGCTTCTTTGTATTTAGGTTATATCTTTCTGCACATGCTTCAAGGGAGAGTGGTTGTTTCTGACCACGTAATAGTACATACTCACCTAGCATGGTATCAAATACTGAACCATCATACTTGAACCCACACTCCCATATCCACAATAAATCATGTACTATATTGTGACCTATAAGTATAGTAGCTTCATCTAGTAATTCCTGTAGTCCATCATAAGTATCTCTGAACAGATACTCCTTACCTGTATCAGTCAAGCAACCTACCATAACCAACTTGTTATTAGTTTCAAATGGGTCAAGGTGTAGCTTGCCATCTCTATGTGTAACTGTATTCTCTACGTCTAATGTTAGCTTCATGCTTCATACCTCGCTGTCTTATAGTCAAGTTCACAGTGTACACTACCATGCCAACCTGACAACTTATTTTTAACAACATTCAAATGTCGTTGTGAATCTTCTTCATCTTGCCCTTCTACTTGTGGGTTCTTAGCTATCAATATCATAAGGTCAGCTTCTGCTGCCTTACCTGTACGTGAGCCTTCCATCATAGCTTGGTTAAGTATAACCTTACCTTCTGCTTCAGCAGATAACTGTGACATATAGAAGACTGCACACTCGTGTTGCTTTGCAATCTGCCTAGCGTGTATGGCATTAGCCTTCAAGGCTTCGTCTGCTCTAGCAAACCCTGCTGTCCTAGCAAACTTATCTCCCATATCTAAGAGTAATACATCAGGCTTGTATGCCTTACACACACTCTCAACCCATGCCATATCTCTACCTGTCGCATCCTTAATCTTTATCTTATCTTTAACAGGTGCATATAAGTCACGAGCCTTACTAGGGTTAGCCTTTATCTCTCGCATTTCCATACCTGTAGATGCAGTTAAGTATCTTGCACCTACCCTATGATAACCTTCTTCATTACATAAGATGATACAGTTAGCACCTTGATGGGCAAATCCATTTGGACTAGCAATCAGTGATGCATGAAAGGATGTCTTACCTGTGTTAGGTCTAGCACCTATCTCAATCAAGTGACCTGCATTAACACCCTCTACCCTTCGTGTTAGGCTAGGTATGTTGAATGTCCACCTAGCTTCCAAGTCATTCTTAGCTAGTAGGGTATCCAAGTCTATGTCTTCCCATTCTATATTTAAGTTGGGGGTAAAGTCATCTCCGTAATGCTCAAGTATATTACGTAATGGTTCGAGAGAAGACTTAGCACCATTAACATAATCAAATCCAAGATTAGCAATGTCTTCTCCAACAACCTGTTGAAATAGTTTAGACAGTACTTCCTGTGCTATATCACTTCCAAGGGGTTGCTCCTTCTTTATCTGTCGAAACAAACTAGAGTATGCCTGTTTCTGTGCAGTAGTCATTGATGGATTGTTAGAAATAAACAGTGCTTCAATCTCATCAGGTGTTACTGTTCTCTCATATGTATCCATAGCTTTATCTATGGCAGTCTTTATCTGACGTACATCCTTGCTGAATAATCTATCAGGACACTTAGCTCCTCTATGCTCGTC